TACCGGGCCCTGGCTTGCCCATTTTAAGAGTTCCTTTGTTGTACTCTTTCATCACAGTGCCAACTTTTTTGCTTTGTCTCTTCGTCTGCTTAGCCATTAGCTGTTCTCATTACCCCAGTTATAAAATGATTGCGATCCGCCATCTAGCTGACCCGAAAATATAGTCCCTACTCTACGTGTTCCCAGCTGCGAATAGGTGCGAGTCTCATTCAAATTATATCTTTCCGCAAGCATCTTATCCATCATGAGTATACCGTCTTCGTCTTGCCGATCCTCGAATATCTTCTTGGCGGCTCCAGCAGCTAGGGTTTCCCACCACTCTAAAAGCTCCGGGACCCCCGTTGTGTCTGGAGAGCCATCATTATCGGTACCTAAAAGTATCTGGGACGGCCTTCGATACGCAGTGATCTCTATCGTGTATCCCTTATCAGGAACAGGACGCAATACAAGCTGGTTCTGGATAAAAAGTATAGCTTGAGGCACTGAATTATTAGACGGGTTGTATTTGATCTCTATGTCCACTCCAGAAGGAATTATTGAAGTAAACGTGAGTCCCGTTATGACACCTGTCTCATAGTCTATTGTACCAGCTGATGCATCTCCTATAAGACTCCCAGCCCCGTCATCTGTTACATGCAATGTCCCACTAGCCGTGTTAGCCGTTATGAGTATATTTTGGACCCTAGACGGATTTGGCTCGGTAAACGAAGGAGGGTATGTTCCTGTAGAGAATGACGACGTAGGAAGCGTCTGGCTGTCTGTTATTGGGTTGTTATTGTAGCTTCTAATAATTGGCACTGTCGATGCTGTACCGCTAAATGGACCGGTTGTGCCATCCCCACTATCAAACACTTCCCTGTATTGCCAGTTGAAAAACGCACTGTAAAAATCCATGCTATTTTGAAGCAAAGGCACCTGACGCTTATCAATAAACGCAGGCCCTTGTAGCCTCTCATAATGCCTAAAATCAAATGGATACGTGTCTATATTCTGTATAGTGTTGAACGTATACATCTGCTTGAGATGCAAGGTTCTAAATTCAGCCGGGAAGTCATAAAGATAAAAGCTATTGATGTAGTCAATGATGTTGTCTTCCGTTAGCTGAAGGTTATTTCCCGTACCCGTCAACTTACGAACTTTTGTTATGATATCGCCTAACGTCGCTATGCTCATCACACTTCCCTATGATTAGTGTCCATTACAGTACATCCACAGGAGTGAACCGCACTCTGCTTACAGTCTCATACGAAGACGGCACACCACGCTCAGGAAGCATTCCATTGATTCCGTCCTGGTTCATTCCAAACGAACGAATCTTCTTCTTAGTGTTGTTCAAATGCTTCACCAGACCCATAGGGATCTCACATATTTCGCCATGAATAAATTTATATGTTACCAGCATGTCCTCAGGAAAGAAACGATAGTTAAACTCTAACCACCCACCCTGAGCATCTATAAATTCAAATTGACCCTTTACCATCTTCGAATGCTCTTTACGAAGCTTGTCCATTAATTCCTTAGCCTTCACAGGATCGGCTTTGTTTTCAGGACGTCTACTTATCTGCTTAATCTGTACCATTATACGTCTCCCTAAATGTGTGAATGAGGGGGGCTAATTACCCCCCTCAAATGCTCCTTACAGAGCAGTGTGTCGATCGAACTTGTACGCCATCCAATCATACACAGCACTTGTGCTAGTGATGATGTTTGACCCCATTACGATCTGCCACTGATTCCTGTTATCGAATGATGCATCAGTAGATACATACGGAGGATTTCCACTAGGGAAAGGCCCACTACCTGCCGGCACAATCTCCGCAGGAGATACACCAGCCGCATATACCGCTGAAGTTGGAAGACTAAACGCTGTAAACCCTGAAGAATCCAGGTCTAGCGTTACAGTATATGTCCCAACTGCAGTGACTGTAGCAATCTTATTGTTCGCTTCAGTCATACCATAAGCCGCAGGTACCTTCAGACGCACTTTTTCACCTACTGTGAAGTCATGAGCTACAGAGGTAGACACAACAGCGCTAGCTGCCGTGGTAATACCTGCTGCACCTGCCAACGGCACAATGAAACGGCGTCGTGGGTACATCTTATTAGGAATAATGAGGCGAACGTTACCCGCTGTTGCGGCTGCCGCTTCATTCTGCGTATCAATGTTCAAGTTAATGCTTACGTTAGCCGTTACCGCAGTAACCTCAAACTCATAACCTGAAACCTGCAACATCGCTGTGGTGTTGTCCAAACGAACAACATCACCCACCTGAATAGATCCAGTACTAGCCATCGAAGCAACAGCAGGGTTAGCCGCTGTAATAGCTGTCGTAGCAAGCGCCGCGTAAACAGGAGGGTTAGCGGTGTCGTAAATACGGAAACCATTGGTTGTTACTGCTTCTGAACTCAGAATGCCTGTAGTGACCGCTTGGTCCGTTGTTTGGGCTGCATCTTGAGCCATTCCTTGGCGCCACCAGGACTCCACGGATGTCTCTGCTGCATCATCTCCCCAAGCTGTACGATTCCTGACCCAGATCAAATCTGGTCGGTCAGAGACCTGTACAATCTGCCTAGCTGCGGTTGCGTCAGAAGTGAAGCTACCGCCATCTATTACCTGATATGGCAACATAATTCACCTCTTTATACAGCCGATAGGCCGGTTGATCTTAGATTCTGGACCCACAAGTCGTTTGTGATGCACTGACCTTGGTAGAAGGATGCACCTGCTGTGTGGCGTAGCATACATGGGTCATTGTTGTAACCAGGTGGCAAGTAAATAAACTTAGCCTTGCCTCCGGCCTGCCATACTACTTTGTAACCCTCTTTGGCTGTTACAAAGCAGTTGGCAATGTCATTACCAAGTAATGACGCGCTGGAAGTAATGGAACCTTGGGAGCTAACGAACGCACGAACGTTGTTAACGCCACCCCATTCCGATTCCAACGTTTTGTCAATGTTCGGGTACTGAAATTTACGCGTAAATCCTGTGATGCTGTTAAGCACCGGAATCATACGTGTATGACACATCATTCCATAGCTATCGCCAATGGGTGATGTACCAATCTTGTCCTGTCCACCGATCATAGAGGTGATATACTCACCATCGTTACCCTGAAGTACGGCTACGATATCATCGATATCGCTGACTTCCATTTGAGTTGGAAGATCACCGTTCCCACCGCCTACACAGTTTACTACTGATGCAGATGATTCCAGGTTATCACGCTGAAGAACATCTTGTGTTTCGCGCATTGCTTGTCCAAGACGAGCTGCTGCGGAATTCAAAACTGGATCTTCGTTGGTAATTGTAACCTGTTTAGTCAAAACGATATATGTAGCATATACACGTACACGACAGTCGACGTCAACCCTATTGAGCTGTTGGCTCGGCGGGTTCATCATCGCGTCATCTAAAGGCACAGGAAAACGATCGAGTCGGTCATAACGAGACTGACGGTCGATGAAACCCTGGTTGTCAGGAAGCTCAACAGGTACAGCAAAGAGATTGTGAATATTGTTTCTCTCTGGCGTACTCAGTAGCTTCGAGTTGTACCGCTGCTGGATTTGCGGCGGCATAGTCGAAATGGAAGTAACAGCCATTGTATTCCTAAAATCAATAGCCGCCAGACATTGAAGCGAAACCCATCATCTCTTCATACATCTGATCTCTCTCGGTCTTACTCATGTGCTGCGAACTAAAAGCTTTCGCCATCGGACGCTTATTATATGCTTGTGGAGATGCTACAGATTTCTCTGCCTTCTCTAGCTTATTTTGTACTTCACGAGTATGCCGATCTGTGTCTTTCGACTTAACGAGTCCGCTGCTTTTAATGAGATGATATGTCTGAAGCCCCATCTTATACGGATCACCTAGATCTGCAATGGTGGCGGCAAGTTCAGGTTCTTGTTTCTCAAATTTGGCTATCGTCTGGTTGTTGACTATCTCGTCAAAATCTGAAAACTTGGCTACAAGACGGTCTTTGAAACGCAATCTCTCGCGCTCTTTATCTAAAGCTAGGAACTCTTCCCTCGCGATGGCGCGCGCATCCTTTTGAAGGAGCTTGCGGCTCTGTCCTTTCGACAGATATTCATCGTCCGCTATCTCGTCAAACTCATCGACTTCCTTCGGTGGAGGCGCATATTGTTGTGGAGATTGAGATACTAAACTTTTGATCAGATCCTCTTGAAGCTTTGCCTTTTCCTCATAATGACGAGCTTGCTTTTCAGCTTCTTCAGTCTTCTTCCTTAGCTCACGCCAGTTCTTTTCCTGCTTATCCTCAACGTCTTGAGTTTCCGCTTGATCATCACTGTCGTAATCATCGACGATAGTGGATTCCTGATCATGAGTTGTGAGCTCATCTCTTGCACTGTCCTGATCTTCTTCCATAAAATCTCTCTCTTTGCGATGGCGACTCGCGTTTACAGCCAAACTACACGCTTAACGGTGCATGCAACCTAATATTTTTATATATGGAAATTGATTTTTGAAACAGAGGAAGATGAAGCTTTAGGACTTAAACGATAAATACTTTCGGCTTACTGTTTTCCATAAGTTCATCTTGGTGAAACTTATTCGGAATCCAGAAATACCCTAATCGTCTTTCAGATTCTAGATCTTTAGGGTCTTTGAATTTTCCATCACAAAATTTTTGATACGCATCCCTGTAAGCCTTGATGGTCTTCTCATCATAACCTTCAATCTGGTGGCTATTCATAGATACTTTGATGAATCCAAAATTAGCTAGGTCGTTATCCATCCATTCGCGAATGCGTTTTGTGTACGCATATGGGTAGGATAGCTCATTAGCTAGTATATTCGGCAATTCTGAGTGATGCGGAAGATCCCAGCAATAGCGAACCTCGTTTGAACGCGGCTTTACGTGAAATACGAGGGTGTTATCTTCCGGATAGGGCCGGTATTTAGAGACGAAAAGACGCCGTTTGATAGCGTTCTTCATCATTAAATCGCGCTCTTCGACAACATTAATGTAAAAGGGCTCTCCATCAAACGGATTGCTCTCTACACTCGAGTTAATGTCGTCAATGAGACTTTTAACCATCTCATTGCCAATTTCCCCTATCGTAAGACAGGACGTATCAGTCTTCTGAGCCTCTAAGTATTGAGATCCGACGGTCTTTCTATGCTTTTTATCTATAGAAGTCGAATCACTCATACTTACTATTCGTACCGACCTACATGCTTTTGAGACTTAAGCTTCTTAGCAGCCTTAGCTTGTGTCTTGTCGTTTCGCTCGATATACTTAAGCGGAGCTTGGTCGTATGTTTCTGCGTAACATTCTTTGCTCTTCTGAAAATCTTTAACTACTGGCTTCATGCCGCTATCATAATCTTTCATTGTGCCACTCCTTGTGCCTGCTGTAAATGTACCCGTACACTCACAATTGTTCAATCATAAATTTAATGTTGCCCCTGGGGACTGTTCCATCTGCATCTTATCCTCAAAATTGAGGTCATTGATACTTTTTAGCATCGCTATTTTTGATGCCAAATGACCCGTGTCCATCGTCTGCAATTCTTTTATCGTCTTCACTAAAGCGAGAAGCCCCTGCATATCTTCAGTTTCAGCGCGTCGTATCTTGTCTTCAGCAACAGCTTTGTCTGTCTGTATCTTCGCTATGCGCTCTGCTGCCAGGCCATGTTGACTGTCTGCGTAAGCCAGCTTCGTTTCATTGTCCACTTGCATCTGCTGCATCTGAAGCTCTTGCATTTTCTGTTCTTGCTCAGACTGAGCCTGCTGGAACTGACCTATCTGCTCTTTAAGCTCTTCTTTATTCTGGATATACATCGTATCTATGATGCGATCGTATACGGGCGGAGGAGTCTTATCGCCCATCATCTGCTGAAGATTCAGAAGCTGACCTAGCTCTAACTGCTGTTGTGTCTCTGTGAGAACACCCTGGATCACACTACATCCGTACTTGAAGAAAGCTTTGTTATCGAATTCTTCCGTAGGCTCTTCACCTAACACAGATTTTACTTTATTGTACGTCCAATTCTTCTGAATCATCTCGATCATGATGTCGCCCACGATCTTCTGCGACTCGTCCATTTGGTCGAACATGCGCTGAAGAGTAACTAGGCCCGCTCCCTGGCGAAGCATAGAGAGCACGCCAGCTTTATCATCTATTGCAGAACCTAGGAGCTCCTCGTTAACACCAGAGATCTTGCCCATTGTCTCTCTTAGCATCTCTTCCATCTGTAGCATGGTAGGCGCCGGAGGAATAATTGGCATTGGCTCCACATCACTCATCTGAGCCGTAGCTTTCAACACTAACGTACGCCCGTGGCCTTGATTTTGGCTATCTTCCGGAGTAACTAACGAACCCTGCTTAACTTTTATTCCCTGTTGCTGAGACTCCAGGATGTCTAGGTCTGCGACTTTTCTTCTATTGAACAAATACTGACAGTCTCTAAGGTCTCTGACGATCCCTTTATATTTGTACGCATAATATGGCGTGTCAGGAGTAAAATACCCTAACACCGGCACGTACGAATATCGATCTAAGCCATCCGGATGGGGCTCGTCTACCATCGTCTGCCCATTGATCATTATAGTGCGACGAACGGTCTGCTTGGGCTTGGTGATCAACTTCAAGTTGTCTAGCTCATCACCAAACTTGAACCTTGCCATCTTGAAATCATCTTTCGTTCCCAGCCATTCGCTTTGTTCGTTCGATTCAGTGTCTACTAAATATAGAGCATCTCTAGTCGTCATGTACCAGTATTCGTCAAAGCTCACCAGGTTCTGCGTCTGAATCTGATAGACTTCTGGCATATAGTAGAATTTGTCGTCTTTGCTGCTTACCGCTGGGAGTTCTTTTATCTCATCTGAAAAATTAGGGTAAAGGCGCGCCGCTTCGTTCTTATCAAAAAATTGTCTGGTCCAAATATATCTGCAATCGCTCAAGTCATGCTTTCTGAAATAGGGATCTACTAGCACGCTCTTGAAATCTACGTATCTTACATTGATCTCTCCCGATGCAGCGTCGTCCGTTGTGTCCCTATACACACTTAGAAATCCAATGCCTTGTGTGACGGCTCCCTGTTCGAATGCGTCGGAATAGACCTGATACGCCCCGCTGCGATTGTGTATGTAGTACAGGCATTTTGTCATTTGGTCCGCTGTGCGCTGAGCAGGAGACTGCACCGGAACACATATGGATGACTTTCTGTTCCTCCGCTGATAACCCGACATCATCTGGACCATCGGATTAATCATGTTGAAATTGAACATCTTGCGCTGATTAGGCACATTCGGGAAAAGCGACGACCACAGGTCCTGATCACCTAGAACAAAGCGTTGATCTAGATCCGCTTGCCACCACTGCGTCTGCAGAATATTGATAGAATCTTGATAATTCCGATTCATCTCCTCTTTTTTACACTGATCAAATTCAGTACCAGGCCAAAAAATCGGATCACTGTTGCGCATCGAAACACCTTATTTGATTCAAGTACTGACAAAACAAATATAAATTATCAATCATTGTTTAGCCAGCGCCCCAGTACGCCCTTAGAGCGGCTAGGTCATTCTCTGCTGAACAGCTTGCGTTTACAAGCTTGAGTCCGGCGCATAAATACCTCATTGCATCCGAGCCGTGGCTTGCTTCGTCATGGACAGGTTGCGAAGTGAAGCCTCCAATCTGCGCGTTCCACCTCTTCTTGTAATCTGACAGAGCCTTTAGTCCTCCTTTGCACCTTACTTTGTCAAACCACATCTTGGATAGTGTAGTTCTCACCAGGTTTATGCCGTCTAAAAGCCCATGCTGCTCTAAAATCACCCCACTTATCCCAAGATCTCTGGCTTGAATTTCAAATGTTACCCCCGCTCTATCTCTAGCTCTAGCGTCGGAGGGCCAAATGTGTGTACCGTAGAGATAACCCTTGCTGTTGAGCATCTGCACTAGATGTACTAGAGGGGTGTCGGACTTCTCAAAATAATCTATCACCATGATCTCACCAGACCTGTTGATCTGAAAAAACCAGATCGCTGTGCTATCAGCTTGACCTAAGTCCCACGCAGAATGAACGGGCAATGATTTGTCATATGAAAGTGCTGTGACGTGCTCTGTATCATAGAGCTCTTTGATCTGCTTAGCGTACCAGTTACCAATCTGAGACGCCTGAAATGCTTCTGATGGCGTAGAGGGGTACTCACGTAGCATGTCCTCTTGTAGAAGCTCGTGCTTTTTCTGGTACCACAGCTTTTGACCATTTGTGAGAGAGATCCCTATATCTGTTTCTAGCTTTGCAAAGTAATCAGTCAGGTCCATTCCGCTCCTTCCAAAGAGTA